TAAGCGTACTTCATTACGTTCAAACCAGTTACAGCAGTTCCACCGAAGGTGTTTGCAGTACCAGCATACTTAATGTAGTCACCCAAGATAGTTTGCAAGCGAGCCATAGCAGCACTACCCATCAAAGCAACCAATTTGCGTCCACCTTCAGCAGATACACGAACCATTTGCTCCAAGAAGTCGTTGAACACAGACTGAGTCAACTCAGCGGTCAAAGACAAGTAAGAACCACCATTGTTGATGATTGACCAACGCAAACCACCGGTAGTGTAGTACTCACCGTAAGGTCCGGTTTTGATAGCACGCTCAGAGAAAGCATATTTGTACTCCAACTGCTTAGCGAAGGCTTTCAAAGTAAGATCATCATAAGATCTCCACCAGAAATCACCATTCCACTTAACAAAAGAAGAAATACGATCTCTACGAGATTGGTGAGAACTTTCACGAGTTACCGCAGTCAAAGCGAAGTCGGTATCAGGTGTGTAGTTCAAAGTGCTCTTACCAACAGAACTACGGTTAGCAGAAGCATCGAAGAAACGCTTGGCTTGAGTGTTAGCTACAAAGTGAGTAGCAGTACTCAAAGAAGCGGTGCTGTGAGGAGCAACAGTGATTTGGTTAGCAGTGTAGTCTACACCAGTAATAATGGCTTGAACCAAGTTACCATCAGCAACGATGTCACCGATACGGAATTTAGAAGAATCTACAACACTTACCAACAAACCGCTACCAAAAGCAGCATTTGCAGTGATTTTAGAGTAAACACCCAAGTTTCCCAAAGAGGAAATTTCTACTTTCGGCTGAGGAGTCGAAATAGAAGATGCCAATTTAGAAGTCAACTGGGTCAAAACGTTATAGCCATAATCTTGGCTATACACCATCGCCATCTTGTTAGGCAATGAAAGTCCTTTAAGCAACAACGATTGGCTTAATGGAAGATTTGAAATAGTAGACATTTATTTTTTTGTTTTTTTGTTTTTCCCATTAACCCGGGAACAAGGTATTAAAGGCTTCTTGAACAGCCTCAAGACCAGAGCCAACAGCTCTACCTCCGCCTGTCATGTTTTTTGAAGGATTAGTAACTTCTTTGATTACTTGTTCCCTTCCCTCATTTTTGGCTTTGGTAATGTTAGCTTTAACCAAATCTTTTCCGTACTTCAGCCATACGGCCACAGAATAGATTTTTTCAATGTCGAAACTTCCATCCTCTTTTGTCAATCTAAACTCGTTGTCAATGAAGTTTCTCAAATCTTTAGACATTTCGTCAGTGATTTTCAAACCATACAACTCTTTGTTTACAATAGACTGAGAGAAATTTTCTATCTCTTCATTGTATTTTGCAGCAACAGCCTTCTGATATTCTTCAGATTGTTGATTAGAACTCATTAACTGTTTCAGTTTATCTGAGTTCTTTTCTTCAAACTTCTGTTTAAAAGATTCGGCCCATTGTTTCTTTTGGAAAATCGAAGCAGATTCAAACTCGCTAATTGCTTGTTCGTATTCTTCTTCGCTTAATTGCATAAACTCTTTTAGTCCTTCTTTGACAATTTTATCATCGCTCCAAGATTTTACATCTTCAACTTGATATTCTTTGACAAAGTCAGAAAGAGTCTTACCACTTTTTTTGTACTCCAACAACAACTTCAAATCCTCATCTAACTCTAAAGAAGTTTCTTGGGTCTGAGTCTCTTTCTTTGCCTCAGTAGCTTTTGGCTCTGCTGGCTTTTGATCATCATCCCACCATTCTTTGTTTGTTTGAGTTACACTATCGGTAATTTGATCGTTAACTTGAGATACAGGCTCTTGGGGAGCAGGTTCTTCTGGTGTTGGCTCAGCAGGTGGTTCTGCTGGAGTCGGATTTGCTAATGCAGGATCCGCAAGAGGAGTCTGATTTCGTAATTGATCAGCAATTTCACTCAAAAATGATTCGCTCATATTTTTATCGAATTTAGTATATTTTAAACAAATATACAAATAATTTTTTACAAACCTTCTTCTGCAAGCATTGCATCTTCTGCTGTAGCCTCTTCAGACAAGCCTGCTTGTAAGCCAGTATTTGCTAATTTACCTTGAACATCTATTTGCTTTCTGAAGTTTGCACCTTCTTCTTTCATTTGCTGAATACCTTGTTGCTGAGCCATTTGCTGTTCCATTTGGGCTTGTTGCATCATCTGCATCATAGCCTGTTGTTTTTCAGCATCACGCTTTTTCTTATTCAAGGTATACTCCAACTGATTTTCAAGTTCAGTATAGGTTTTGCATTTTTCAATTTGAATGTACTCCAAGAAATCAATAACTTGGTTTTGCATAGCAGCTTGAGCAATACCAATCAATCTTTCACGAGAAGCATCATCGATAAAGTCTTTAACTTTAATATACACGCCAAGTTCTTCCATTTGGAACTCCTTGGTTACTTTCAAGTATTGTTTGCCTTTGGTACCAACAACCGGAATTGTGGTCTCAGGCTCATCAATCAAAGTAACTTTATATTGATTCAAAGCGAAAGCCAAGTGCTTTTCAATAAACTGAATGAATCCTTGATACAGATACGCAGTACCCAAGTTTGACTGAGCAATGGTACCTGCTTGGGTTTTGGCTCCGACATAACCTTGTTGTTGTCCAAGAGCAACTTTAGGAATGTTTACAATCTCTTCCATCAAACGCTCTTCTTCTCTACGCAAAGAAACAAGTTGCTGAATGTTTGCGTCCAAAGTCATATCTACAACTTCTACCAAACGAGAGTCTTGACCTGCTACAAAGTCTTCACCTGTAGCAGAACCATCAGTAACGTGGATACCCATTCTTTCAAAATCACTGATTACGTCTTTGGCTGAGGCCGTTCCCAATTTTTGACGATTGATGATATATACCTTACCCTTGGCACGGTTCATCATTTTGGTAATCTCATTGGTAATATAATCAATACGATCTTGGTGCTGATGCAAACGAGCAACTACTGATCTATTTTCTCCCATAACCATATTGGGGATGAATACTTGCAATGGAAGTAGAACATCACCAGGGTTATCGGTTTTTCTTACGATATTGGTTGTTTCTCCGTGATTGACAATGTACTTATTTCCAATCAGAGTTGCCTTGTAGATTGTTTTGGTCCAGAACTGACCTTTTCTACCATTTCGGATTTTTGAGTAGTGAGTATTTCCGAATTTATCGGTAGACTTCTCATAACCCAAATCTTTCATACCAACCCAATAGCCGGTTACACACGCCAAGGTAGGTAGATTATTTACATTGAACGCCCAGTTTGTAGCATAAGGGTGAGTGGTCAAATCAAGCAATTGATACAAATTGTTCATATTGATTTGTTTGATTTCCTCAAGTTCCTCTGTGGTTAAATCGTCTTGGTATCTTTCGATGATATCGGTAACATTCAGCCAATCCACTTTTCCTACGAATCGGGCCTCAGTATTAAAGTCATCATCTTTCGCCCTATCGATAATAAGATTATGGGGAAGAATAACATCAAAGTATTGTCTTCCGTTTTCAATGCGGTTTTCAATACCAACAAATCCTCCTAATAGGGTATACAAGAAAGCTTGTTTGTATTTCTCAGTGTAACTATTGCGATTAAGAATATCCTCTACCATTTTCAAGGCAAGTATCTCTGCTCTCTCTTGGTAGTTATACTCCATATAACGATAAACATCATCAGGAGTTTCAAATTCGTTTGTCTGAGGCCCAAGGGGTTGGAACTTGATTCCATATTTCTCCATAGCCTCAAATAATTGTGGTGCTTCAATTCTCAACAATGCTTCTTCAAGCAATTCGGTTTTTCTATTGACAGCGGTTTCTGATTCGGCTTTTACTGATGGCTCCAGGTTTTGTAACATTTTGATTGCACTACCCACCATAAAATCAACCAAGGAAGTCACCTTTTGACCATTAATCCATACTGTTGGCAAATCGCAATTGTTTTGGTCTTGGGTGGTGTAGTAGTAATCCTTGTTGTATTGTCTCCCCAAGTAGTAAGTAAACATTCTTACTATTTCATCCACCGGATTTTCTAAATCACTTTGTTTACGAATTCTGGAGATACGATCATGTCTCTTGTTGAAGTGAGACATAATGAATTTGATGTTCTGTTTGTACCAATCTTTCGTTTTTGCACTTTCTGCTAGAAATTGATTGGGTTGATTTGTTATAGTAAACGCCATTACTTACAAATTTATGCAAAAAGTATAAAAAAAAGAAATGCCCTTTTTATAAAGAGCATAGTTATGGCATTTAGATTATCTTACGTCTCCGAGTCCAAGTGATACAATTGCTTACGGAACCAGCAATAAACCATACCCCCCTTTCCCCCCTTTCCTAAAAAGCGTGTGCTTTTTTTGAAAATTGGTTCAGGTTGGGCTGGTTGATTCTGCAAGCGTTTTTGCTTTACTCACCAGGCGGCTTGGAACAATACCCCCATTACAAATTCGGCCGTAGTGCAATATTAATATCAATTTTCTAAATTACCAAGCACATAATGATTCGGCTCGTAATTTTTTATGAAAAATTCTATGAACTCGGCTCCTTTTTGCACCATAACTTTCTCAACTACAAGGCGATAGATGTATTTGTCGTTGAAGCCATATTTTTTTTGCAGGATGTCTACAAATGGCTTCACAACATTATCTGCATCTGATGCAGTGTTGCTGAAACCAACAAATAGGTTTAATTCTATTGGGTGCTTTACAGTGAATGTGTGTGGGTGTAGTTTGAGTAGAACTTCTTTCTCGTAGTTCTGATACTCCTTGGTTTTAAACCGTTTGCCTTGCCAGGCTTGGTTTACAGATAGTGGTTTAACTTCTACTCTGTCTGAAAAGAGCAGGATATTCTTTTTTAAGTGTATCGCCATTAGCTTCTAAATCGTTGAATAGTAATAATTCTACAGGGAGCCCGAAGAATTCAGCAGCCATTATTGCTTGACGCAGAGAATACAAGTTTGCTTCCTCGTATAAGATTTTATTGAAATCATTTGGTATATCAAGCCCCATAAATTCTTTAATCTTTTGTGCCGAGCAGTTTTCTTTGTGGAGACGATTGAGATAAAGAACGTTTCCCCTGAATCTACTCGATAGGTGATGTACTTTTTTCTCAATGGCTTTGACATAGTATTCTCTGCGTAAATCTGAAATCAGTTCATTCTCAACAAAGTTGTTGAGTCCACGTTTTTTAATCTCGATGATTTTTCTGTCAAGTTCATCGGAGGTCATACGTCAGAAATTTGTGTTTCAAACTCTTTCAGGTAACGCTCATTTTCTTCGATGCATTTCTTAACCTCACGCATAACGATGATTAATTTTTGCTGATCTATAAGAGACTTACCGTTTAAGATGTTGTAGACATCATACTTCTGAATTCCAAGACGAGATGTTTTCTCTACGATTCTCGCCATATCTCCACGTTTCAATTGTGATTTTAAGTGGAGAACTCGTTCTTTTAATTGGTTGTTCATAATATTATACAATTTTACAAAAAATTGTTGGAATTACAAAATATTCTATTATATTCGCATTACATATAGAAAAAATTATGGGATTAAACAAAGGACTAGGTGCTCGTGAGTACCTGACAATTAGAGAAGGCAAGATTGCCAAGTTTTTAGGTGACAAGAAGTATGAATTGTTCGATTCAGTCGAAGGTTACATTGTTGGTATGAGTACTCGTGACACGCAGTACGGACCAGTATTGAACATTGACTTGATGGATGACCAATTGTACCAATTGCAAATTAGAATCAAAGGAGAAGAAAAACCAGGACAATCTGCTAAGCAGACTTCGTATTTCATTGCTTTTGCTCATTGTTCTCCAAACATTGATCCAAGTAAAAGAGTTGAATTCATTCCATCTTTGAAAGAAGTAGATGGTAAGAAGCGTTCTGCTTTGTTCTTGAATCAAAATGGCCAGACTTTGAAGTGGGCCTTCAAGAAAGGTGACGGTATGCCTGAGCCCGAAGAAGTGTTCAACAAAAAAGGCGAATTGATTTCAATTGATTGGAGTGAAGTTGAGGCTTTTCGTATGGACAAAATCAACGAATTCCACGCTCGTGTTCAGGAAGCCGCTGCTGCCAATAAAATGATGGCCGGTGAAGTAGAGCAAACTTGGCAGAAATTAATGCCAGAGCCAAATGAGGAGGCTTCAAGTTCTTCTTTTGATGAAGACGATGATCTCCCATTCTGATGGCAAGAGGAGTAAGTAATCAAGAACTTGCTGCTAAAATCGGAAAGAGAGTTGAACCTGCTCATATGAAACACTATGGGCAGGAACAGCTTTCGATTATCCGTCAGTCAAGTTTAAAATCAGCAGTATCTTTGGTCGAGGCAATCATCCCTAGACTCCAAGTAGAATTCAATGTTTCAGATTTGACTCAGTTGACTTTAGAGACAGCCGAAACATTTGAAAAATGGGTAACACGAGATGAAACTGGAGATAGTTCAAATCAGTAAAGATAATCAGTATCAGGAATGGTTAAAGTTCCGTGATAATGGTTTGGGTGCATCTGAGATTGGTACTCTGATGGGTGTCAACTCTTGGAAGTCTCCAGCAGAGTTATACTACCAGAAAATTGGTGTGATTCCACAGAAGCAGATGGAGAATATGCCAATGTTTATGGGAACCATATTGGAACAGACCGTGGCTGATATCTTTGAGTATTGGGAGAACGATGAAGCAACGATGATTGAAAATTATCGTAAAGGTTTAAAAATGAGACATCTTTATGAACCTACAGGTTATATAATTAACCCATCGTTCCCACATTTGTTCTTTTCTCCTGACCGATTAATTGTAAGCAAGGACATCCGTATTCGTAATTCAAGCATCAATTTGGAGAACGTGGATGCGATTGCTGAGATTAAGACAATCAGTGGTTGGAGTAGCAAACAATGGGAGGGTGGTATACCGCCATCTTATTACTTGCAACTTCAGACTTATATGATGGGTCTTGGTGTAGCCAATGGGTACTTGGTTGTATTGGAAGATGGTAGAAACTTTAAGGTTCATCCTTATGAGGCTGATGAGGAAATTATCAGTTCAATCATCAATATCACTGAGGAGTTTTGGAAGCGAGTGTTATTGGGTCGTGAGGCCGTTGCTAATGGGGGTGACTACGATCAGTACGCTCCGCCACCAGATGGTACAGAGGCTTATGCCGAATACTTGAACGAGAGGTTCTCTAATCCTGAGGATAAGACAATCATTTCCACTCCTGAGATTGATGAGCACATCACCGAGTACTTGGAGATTGGGTCTCAGATTGCCGAATTAGAAGAAGGCAAGAGAGAACACGCCAATATGATTAAAACCCATATGGGTAATTACTCTTTACTCAATAGTGAAGTAGCCAAAGTAACTTGGAGACCAAACAAGAACGGAACAAGGGTTTTTAGAATTAGTTAATGAAAGGCGATCTCCAATGGTACAAAGATATGTGGTCAACAAGACAGAATCATCAATGCGAAGAGTGTGGTTTACGACTACCACACTTCAGTCCGATGTTCATCTCGCATATCATCACAAAAGGGAGTTATCCGAGTCTGAGGAATCATCCCGAAAAAGATC